TATTACCTATCTGTGGCTGGGCTGTTGCTCGAAGTCGGATGGTGCCGTCCTTGTTCTCCTGCCCCCAAGTCACCATATCTGCGGTCGCTCCTTGGATGTGTTCGTACCAGTTAGGGTGGATTAGGTTGTCATCGTCTAAAAAAAGGACGTAATCATCTGGCTTGGCCTTGAGGCGGGAGAGCATTTCGTTCCTTACTGGGTGACCCCAATGTCCCGTGAATTGAGAAGTATACCATTTGCCTCTTGATTGTACGCCTGTTGATTTGTCAAAGGCCACCTTCCAGCTGCACTTGGGTGGAATGCTTGGGGCAATCATCACAAGGTTCATCGGACGGGAGCAGGGCGTGAGGATGTGAATCATTAGTAACTCTCTACACTTGTGCGCTGGATACACCTTCCATTAGAGTCATATATTCTTGACTCCTCAAATCCGTGCCACGCTTTATACATTGTCTCATTTCCATTTCGGTCATAATGAGTGACAAACCAAATGCCTTCTTCATATTGGTCAATCTTTACTCTCATATTTCCCTCTCGATCTGATAAATTAATTTTTACGCAATCTTCATATTTAGACATAACTTGTTGCTTATATTTTGTTTTATCACTTCTTTCTCTTGCTCGGCTGGTGCTAATACGTCAAAGCATATGCTTTCGGCATTTTGGATTGCTTCATACATCTTTATATGCTTCCTCGTTGGCGTTGAACCTTCTTTCAAGTCCATCATTCTGCAATGATTGTATATTCTACCTGCAAGGTTATACGTTTTGCCAATGTAAAAAGAACCATCCTCAAAAGACAACTTGTAAGTACATTCATACCTCACCCAGTTTGGATGCGTCTGATATACAAAATTAGAGTATGTCTGCTCTACTGGGAGGTCAACTTTTATCATTTGAGGCGGATGTAGTTCACGCACTCGTTGAAGGCGTCATCGTTCATCTCCTCGCTCTGGAACTCCAAAAAGAAGTCCTTTCCCTTTCTGCGATACACCTCGTAATGGTGCAGCATAATGCCCGCCATCGAGACATTGATACGCATAATGTAGTAGGAACCGATGACGGTGTCAAGGGAGAATCCGTGATAGGTACTGTAGGTGGATTTCATATAGGTATCTTTTGAAAGTTTAGTGCCAAAGTCGGCTTCGTGGTGGCAAGGTCGGCATACCGCCATCAGATTCTCTATTGTGTCTCGGCTCTTGCTACCTCCCATTCCCCGTGGTTGAATGTGGTGGATGTCAACCGCACGGCCTCCACACACCTCGCAACAAATGAAGTCAGTATCAGAGAATCCAGTCGCCTCAATATATACTTTTATATGTTTTTTCAACTACCCTATAATTTTTATAGAATCCAAATTTTTTTAATTTCAACACAATAACTTGATAATTACCCCCTATTTCATCGACAAGATGTCTTGCAGACGGAAAAATACTTTTACCATCATCACTCACTATCGTATAAGACAACCTGCCCATTTTACCGTTGGATTGAGCGTGAAGCGAGTTTTCAGAAGCCGTAACCCACTCTAAATTCTCAACTCTATTATCTTTCTTATCTAAATTTTTGTGATTTACAAATGGCTTATTGTCTGGGTTTGGTATAAAAACTTCCGCAACAAGGCGATGAACCCTCTTTCTAAATTTTGTTGTTGGGTTTACAGATATATACCCATCCTTGGTATGTTGAAGGTTTAACATTTTATACTTGTCGCATCTTGGGTCTTTGTTAACCCTGCGAACCCTTCCCTTGTTGCTGCACTCGTACTTCCCGTCAAGTCCAGGTATTTGCTTCCAAATTTCTTCCATACATATATAACCACATATTGTTGCATTTGTTGTATTATGTATAGAACTCCACGGGCGATAGCCCTGTGGCTTCAAAGTAGACCTTCTTGTGCTTGACCATAACGCTCACCTAAATAAACCGCTCCGAGGACTTTTGTGATGCGGAAGTCAGTTGCCGCCTGTAAGTCGTAGCGGGATTTGATTTGCTCGATGCACTCCTCGTCTGTAACTACCAAGCGGTACTGCTCCCATCGGGAGGAAGCCCAGACCTTTTTTGTGTGCTTCTTTTTGCTCTTGGTGTACGACACCTCCAAGTCAAGCATCCAAATCGCATTACTCATTCTCGGCTCTTGCTATTTCGCTGGCCTTACCCTCGTACCATTGCGCTTTGAGGATGTCCTGCTCGATTGGGTTGTTGGGTTTGCGTCCTGCCCGCATTCGGTACTTGAAGGCGTTGATTTCGCAATAGGCGATGAAGGCCGCTGGCCCCCAGATGTCCAGCATCATCTCCCAAACCTCCTTGTTATTTTGCTTGTAGTGATCGGGGCGTACTTCGCTCATTTCTATTTTGTGTTTTTAAAATAGTTTTTAATCGTTGTTTCAATCTCGCTCAATCTTTGCTCTGCTGACAGGCCGCTATTCTCGGACTCAATTATTTGAGTGATTTCGTCAAGCAAATGATAAAGAGCCATCAGCTCTTGGATTTGCGTTCTCATTCGATATTCAAATTGTGAACCTGCAACAGGTTACGGATGTCCTCACGCACTTGATCGTAGCAACTGTATTCGCATTCGTTCAGCATCCCGTGCTTCATCTTTCCCCGCAGGTCTTGGTCTAACTTCCAGAGGACGTGTTTGTACATCCCTCCGTTGACGGCATCGCTGAAATCTTGCTCGTCATCGGGCAAGTTGAACTCAAGGACGGCTTTCATAAAGTAAAGAATAATTTACCTATCATTGCAGCAAGGCCACCAACCAAAGTGTATACCACGTCCCAGACGCTATCATCGTAGTCCGTTCGTTTGTCGAGCAGGATACCTTTTAATTCTCTGCCGAATGCTGCTGCGATAAGAATTGGCCAGCTACCCGTAACGGCAAGGATTGCCATCCCCGCCCAGAAGTGTGCGATATGGTCTATTTTCATTTTGTAAAGGTTAAAGTTGACCGATGATGGTGTAACTGTCAAGCTCGGGGTTGTCATTGCCGAGGAAGAACTCCTTGTATAGTTCAATCGCCTCGTGCGCCTTTCGCTCACCTTCCGCCACGAACTCTGGAGAGACGGTGTAGATTCCAATATCAAGCGATGCTTTGTCAATCGCAATGAAGATGAACTTGTCAATCGGCACCCCAAAGAGTCGTGTGTAGATGAACGCTTGTAGGTCGTACCCGTACTTCTTGGCGGAATAGGGAAACGCACGCAGGTCGGTTGTGGTCTTGAGGTCGGCAATGAAGCCGCTCGTGTAGATGTCCGCCTTCGCACGGAAGGGCAGGCCTCCAATAGTTCCCACTTGGGGAACTTCGTACTCGCAGTCGTTAACATAGTCCATCACCTGCTCGTTCCGCAGTAGTGCGTTGGCGATTCTCTCCGCTTCGCTGAACTCCTTTGCCGTAATAATTTTGGCTCCTGTTTTTTTTGCCTCTTGCCACGTCTTGGTGTTCTTGGATTGCACATCGATGACCTCGTAGTCCTTCACGAGATCGGGTTGCAATACCATCAAGTGAACCAGACGACCAACGGAGAAGGCATCGGAATCCTCCTGTCCGTACTTCGTGACGTAGTGGTACGTCTTTGGTGATTGGCTTAATAACTTACAGGAAGAAGAAGAAAGAGCAGCCCTACCCATATGACCGTAATAGAACGAGTCATCGTACATCTTCTCCTTGAGTGTGACGGTATCCCAGATAGAGCCGTCAAGTAGTTTGATTGTTTTCATAGTTTGTTCAGTTCTTGCTCGACTTGTACCCAGAACCCATTGTCCGTCTCCTCGAACAGTTGAATCGCAGCAATCTTTGCGCACTCAATAGCAAGGTCGGGATTTCCTGTCATCAAGGACAGGTACATTTGGAACAGATATTCCGCTTGTGTTTTAGGGGTGATTCCCATCTCTAACAATTCAATTTGCCAGTCTTGCATTTTTTTTAATTTTTAAAGTCCGCAGTAGCCCGAATCGCACTCATTAAAATCACTATCGAACAACTCGTGCTGGCTTTTCCAGTTTTTAATCTGTTCGTATGTTACCTCTTTATGCCATTGATTATTGCGATACGATTCCATTGCCAGCTTCTCGGTATCATTGAACCATTCCATTTTGTCTGGATGCTTCTCGTACATTTTCTTCAAGAGAAGTGGGCTCTTGTGAAAGCACCCAACGCAGTTGTTCATATATGCAAAACGAACTGGTTTGTCTGACCAGAACTTTTCAATCTTGTCCTTGTAGATGTTATCCTCAATCAATGGGAAGCGAGGTATTTGATATGGCGTGTTGTGCCATTTGTTGCGGCCGTCCTCGTGCTTCCCAATGACGTTTTTAAAACGCATCACACCACCATCGTTCTTTGTTCGCTCGATCATCGAGTTTGCTCGGCCTGTTTCATTTGCACGGAACCCAATTCTGGTCTCTACTATCTCCCCGATATTGGCTTTCCAAAACTCGAACATCGGCTGAATCTTCATCTCAACAGTGCAGAATCTGCGCATCACGCTTGGGAGTTGCAGCTTGCCATCTTTCCCTCTGCGAACTGTCTTGTCGAATGTCTCTCCAGTTACCCAAGTGATTCTTCGTCCGATGAATTGCTCAAGGTCAAGGATGGTGTGAATGATGACATCATCTTCAGCGGTTCCAATGAATGGTGCTTGGATTCTATCCTCTACCTCTTGACGAATTTTAGCGTCTGGATACTTGCATCTCTCGTCCTCGATTCTGACAAGGGAGAAGATGTCGTAGTCCGCTGGGTAGTTAGCTGCGATATATGCGCTGGTCTTGCCACCAGATACGGAGTTCATTGTTTTCATCTCTGATTGTTTTTGGATGCTGCTCTTCGATCACGTTCCTTCTTGGCTCGGCAGAACTTGCAGTCCGCTCGTTGGTAGTACACGACCTCGTTTTTGTTAGTGCGTTTGCAATGGGTGAAATACTTTCCATCCACTACCTGCTTGCAGTCCGTGCATTCACGGGTAACAAGCTCTTTGAATATCCGCTTCATCGCATTATGGATTTGTACATCTCATTCAAGTCGAACGGGAGGTTTGGTTCGTAAGGGTAGTGAACGAAGTCCACATCGTGGAACTTGCCGTCTGGAGCATCGCTCTCGTCTACCTCAACGATCAACTCGTATCGTAGCATATCATCAACGGATTTGAATCCTGCCCAGTCAGCGAAGATTTCATTCCAAGTGCGAGGGCCTGCGTCCTCTGGGGCGATACCGATTCTATCGGCATAGTCCATCAAAAAGTCACTTGACAGTCGCATAGCTGAACGTAGATGATTTGTGGGAGGAGTACAACTGCGAAGAAGGCAGCCGATAGAATGAGCATCCACGCCAAAGGGACGGTGATGTCAATGATAAGGTTCTGGAGCTTATTCATTTTGATTGGTTTTTCTTATTTGATTCACCAAAATAAAACAAAAAAAACCAGACCACCAAAAATATCTACATTTTTTTTCGCCGTTGGGCGTAACAAACTGAAATTCTTTGCTTTTCATCTG